GTCATCCCGTACATCTTGGTAGACCGCGGAAGGCTGTGCCTTCTGAGATCATTGATATGAGCGAGTACTTAGTACCCACTTTTATCTTGAACTCAGGCAAACCGCACCACAAATATCGCCTTAGGCGTTGTTTAGTGGAACATTTTATGCGCAATTCCCCAAAACAGATTATCTGTAGAGGGAAGCGCAAGTTTGTACATAGATTTGTCTTAGACAAAGATCTAGTACAAAAGACTCTTATAAAAGCCGGTTTCAAACCGGATTTTGCTCGGGGTGCCTCGAATCACTCTTATGCACGTTTGAAACGTGCTGAAGCATCCTTCAATTGTGTGATTGATTCTTTAATTTTGGTTAATCCATTATGGTTTACCAATGACCACATTCGGTCAAATGTCCTCTTACCTTTGGTAAGGAGGATATTTAAAGAATCTTTGACCAATTTGACCATATCCTGTAAGGAATGGAAAAGTTTTGGTCTATATTTACATAATGCTGTTGAAGGAAAGGATCAACCACTTTATAGTGGAATGTATCGTTCCCTTTTGACTCTTGATTCAATCAAGGATGTCATCAACGGCACTTGTAAACCACACAAGCGTGGAGAGATGCTTGCGCATCTCCTTTCATCACGCCATTTCCCTTAGGGAGATGTTGATGTGGCTCGTACGGCCAAGGCACGCTTCAAGAGTGTCGTTACTGAGCCTTGGGTCCATGACCCTAAGATCATCTCAGATGTCTTCAAATGTTCCAAGCAAATTGGTAGTTTCATCAAGAAACACCATAAACTTGGAAGTTCCTCACATGTATCACTTTCCTCAGCCGCTTGTTACGAGCGTTCCATCCAAGATGGAGGGAGAGTGATGGAAGTCCTTGATTCAATCAAGGAAATCCTTACAGTGGAACCCGATGAAGATGAAACCATCCATATTCATGGACTTACCTTGTTTTGCCCTAAAGGCAAGCCAAGGTTCCGCCATTGGTGTAGGCCAAAGCCACTCACCAGGTGGATATCTGGTGAACCGAATTATTCGATTCACTCAGAAGAAGTCCATAGATGGCATACCTTCGGTAACCCGGATCGTGGAATTAATCCCGATATCGAGCTTTACCGGTATGACCAGGATTGGTTTTACCAACAAACACTCACCTTCGGAGATTATCTCCCAGGTGAATCCTCAACTTGGATGGGTGTTGAGAGAATGCATAGACTTGGATTTGATTCCACTTTAGGTGACCAAATCTTCGTTTGTGCACTCTTAAAGTCAGACCCCATACCGAAATCTCGTATTATGACCGCCCCTGAGGGCGGTAATAAAGTGAGAATTCTCGGTATTACTGAATGGTGGAACACCATAATTCAGCAACCCCTGGCGCACAACATTGCTTCACATCTAAGATGTTTGTCATGCTGTGCATCTGGCCTTTCAAAGGCGGACCAGGCGTGGGCTTTCTGTAAGAACCGTAACGGTTTTGACAGAAAAGGTCATGACTTTAAACTTCTCTCGTCTGACCTCAAAGAGGCCACGGACCATATACCTCATCCAATTGCCGAGGCCTTGTTACAAGGGTTTGTTGCTGGTTGTGGTCTTACTTCAGAAACCAATGACTTTGTTATTGGAATCTGTTGTAGTCCACGCCAAATCTTCATGGACGGGAAAACATTTTTCACAAAGCGCGGTATAATGATGGGTGAAGGACTGGCTAAGTCGGTCCTCACTCTTCACCAAGTGGTTGCTGAGCAACTTGCTTGGAACCGCACCTATCCCCATTTGTCACATTTCGTTTGTGATAAAAGGGAAAAGCCTTCGCACCCACGTGCTTATCACGTTGGGGGGGATGATATCTGCGCCTTGGGCGAAGAATCATACCTCAACAACATTACCCAATCGATGATCGATATGGG